TTCTGGATTACCGGGCGGCGCTGGAGGTGGAGGCGCAGGCGGCTGGGGAAGTTATAACAACGGCTCTCCGGGAACTGCCAACCTTGGCGGAGGAGGTGGCGGTGGAGCGTTTTTATCTGGCGGCGGAAACGGAGGCTCTGGGCGTGTTGTGATTTGGTACACTGGAGCACAACGAGCAACTGGAGGCACTACCACAACAGCAAGCGGAAATACGATCCACACATTTACAACCTCTGGTACAATCACATTTACTTCGTGATTGCATATCTGTAAGATTATTTTTGTAGCCACATAAAGTTATGCCAGACATCAAAATTTCTAACCTTCCAGTAGCAACTGTTGTTAACGACAGCGACATTGTTGTTTTAAATCAAGGGGGCGACACTAAAACTGCCGCAAAAAGCCTGATTGTTGCTGGGTTGGCTACCACAAGCCAAATTTCTGGATTAAACAGTGCGCAGGTTGCGGCGTTAACTTCCTCGCAGATTGCAATGATTACGCCAGCCAGCATTGGGGCGCTTCCAACAGATGCAGCATCTGGGTTTGCCACGACAACGGACATTCAAGGAATTGCGTTTACTTCACAATTAAGCGGACTTGTTTCGACCAGTCAAATTTCTGGGTTCACCAACAGTGCTCAAGTCGAAGCGCTCGCTTCCGCTCAAATCGCAGCAATCACGCCAGCTTCAATTGGCGCTTTTGCTACAAGCGACGTTATTGCAATCTCCAACGGTGGAACTGGAGCAACAGACGCCGTCAGTGCGCTAGCCAACCTTGGCGCTGCTTCCTCGCAACAGTTAAACGCTTATGTGTTAAAGTCCGGCTCAACGATGGAAGGCCGCCTCATCATGGCGGCAACCACGGATCAGGCCAAGGCTAACATTGGGGGGTTAATTGGAACATTAAATCCATCTACTGTAACGGCAGGGGATCTTTGGATAAGCAGCCAGAGCAAATTAACATTTTCTCCTTCATCTGGGGTCAATGTAACTGTTCCCGGCCTTACTCAGTCAAACACATTCAATCAGCCGCAAACCATTGGCGTTGGCGGCACTTCAACGTCACTTGCGGTAAATCAAAGCGGCACAGGCCGCGCAGCTACGTTCGCAGCCAACTCTACGGCTCCTGCTGTTGCGATTACGCAGACTGGCACTGGTGCTGCGCTTTCGGTGGACAGCAAGGGCATCTCATTCTACGACGGTACAGTTCAAACAGGCGGCACAAGCCATTATGTGACTGGGCTGGCAGCTTTGGTAAATCAAGCCGGAACGCCAAATACTGGCGTCGCGCCCAACACGTTTACCTACACTTCTTTTGGTACCCCAAATCTTGATGGCCAAAATGTTTCTCTTGGTGTTGTAGTTCTTTTTACGGCTCAGTCTGATGCAAAACAAAACGGGCCGTGGATTGTAACCACGATGAACACTGGTTCATCTGGCGCTGTTTTGACTCGCCCAACATGGTTTAGCGGAACCATCTATCAAGGTGTCACGGTCAGCGTTGGTGCTGGCAATACACGTTCTGGATACATCTACAACGTAGGCAAGGCCACAAGCGGAGCTATTAGTGTTGGCGTAAGCGACATCTCTGTTTCTGTTGTCAACTACAATCAAAATGCAGTTGGAACGGCTCAGATTTCTGGCTTTGCAACTACTGCACAGCTTGGATCGTATGCGACCACTTCGCAGATATCTGGCATTGTCACAACTGCACAGCTTTCAGGGTTTGCCACAACCGATCAACTTAGCGGCTATGCAACGACAACCCAGATTGACGCGCTTCAGCCTGCGCTGACGACTGCCGCGCCTCTAGCCATCTCGCAAGGTGGAACTGGAGCGACCACCGACATTGCCGCGCTGGCAAGCCTTGGCGCGTTGTCTGCGACTGCCGCTGCTGGCGGAGATCTGTCTGGCAACTACCCGAACCCAACGGTCGCAAAGATCCAAGGTCAGGCTGTGTCTGCCACTACGCCAACCAGTGGACAAGTGTTGACTTGGAATGGTTCGGCATGGGTGGCTACAGCGCCTGCTACTGGCGGATCTGGCGGTGGTGGAGTGTTGTTCTACTTTAATAACGCAACTGCGGGAGGAACCATTCCAGCGGGAGCTAAAGAACTTGGGCGTATTGCTGAAATCAGTCAGTCCACTATTACAAGCGGAACACTACCACTTGCAACTTGGACACCAATCGCTGGGTTTGTTTCCGACAACGATCCTCTTGATCCTAATCTTGAGTTTCTTCCTGCTGGTATTTTTGATTTCAATGTTTGGTGTACAGGCACGGCAAACATTAATGCCCCAACACTGCTAAGAGCAGTGGTGTATCGGTGGACTGGCTCCGCATCAATACAGGTTGGAAATCCTTCTGGAAGTGCAGTGGTGGCAAACGGGCCAACAAGCACACAAACTGCCATTTCGATGGTAATCCCGCAAACAGACATTGATCCGACTGATCGTCTGTACATTGTGCTGGAAGCGCAGGCAGCGGGAACTGGGCATACAATCAGCATCGACCTTGGTAACAACACCCCTTCCCACGTTCACACAACGATCCCGTCTGTGGGTGGCACAGGTGTGGTAAAGGTCATCAACGGTGTTCCGCAAAATCCAGCATCGCTCATCACCGACTCGGATGTCTCGACCGCAGCGCCCCTTGCGCTAAACAAGATTCAGATGTCCCAAGTCAGCGTGTCTGCTGGCGCAGGATTGACTGGTGGCGGTGACCTGTCCGCAAGCCGCACGCTTGCGCTGGCCACCACTGGAATCCCAGCCGTCACAGGCGCAGGATCATCTGTCGCAGTTCCGGTCATCTCGGCCAACATTTACGGCCAAATCACGGCACTCACGACTGAAGCTATCGCAGTTGGTGGCTCTGGCACGGTAACGTCGATTACGGCCGGCACGGGCCTCACAGGCGGCACCATCACGGCATCTGGCACGATTGCTCTTGAAACGGCTGGTCCGGGCGTGCTGACAAACGTGGGATCGAGCGCAGCAGTGCCTGTCATCAGCGTGGACGCTTACGGGCGCATCAGTGCGCTTCAGACAGCTTCACTTTCACAGCTTGGCGCTGGCACGGTGACGAGTATCGCGATGACAAGTCAGGTGTCTGGCTTGTCCTTTTCGCCACCGAGCGCAATCACTGACAGCGGCACGTTCAACCTGACTGGTACGTTGGACATCTCCAACGGTGGGACGGGCGCAACGGACGCGCCATCTGCACTGAGCAACCTCGGCGGGATCACCTCGGATGCACTGAGTGGACTGGCGACAACGGGCCAGCTATCTGCCTACCAGCCTGCGCTTACGACGGCTGCTCCGTTGGCTATCACGCAAGGTGGCACTGGGGCTACGACTGCGCTTGCTGCGTTGACTGCACTTGGCAACATGCACTTTGTGGGCGGCTGGTCGCAGACGAGCGTTGTGCTTGGCGCGATGGACACTACCGTAACGCCGAATACGTTTACTGGTACAGCTTCAGCTTCGGCGCTATCTGTTGATGCAGGAAATCCGGCCGTAGGTGATATTGTGGTGTTTGTTAGCCAGCCAACTGGATCTCAACATCAAAACGGGCCGTGGATTGTTACAAATGTTGGAGGGTTGGTTGGCGGCATAAACACAGCAGCTACATTTGTGCGTCCAGCTTGGTTTAGTGGCACTGTAAAAACCGGCATACTGGTCAGCAACCAATACGGATCAAGCAGAACTGGAGTTACTTATGCGCTTCAAGGGCCAAACAATACAACGGTTAATAATTTTATCGATGTTGGCACTGATGTAATCAGCGTAATAGCAGCTTATCAACGTGCATCTAACGCCACACTTGGCACAAATACATTTGGTAGTCGTCAAACATACGCGGTTAACAACACGACACAAAACCCAATCAGTCTAAGCACAGCCGCTGCTACACTTCTGACTACCCGCCAGCTTGGCGCTCTTGAGTGGGACAACACGCAGCTCTACATTACTGAGTCCAACCAGTTCTCTGTGCTTAACAGAACGCCAATTGCCACAGCAATGGTGCTTATTAACGCGCAGACTAGCACTAGTGCGATCCCTGCGCTGGCCGACGCTGGAAAACTAATCACGCTCAGTAACCCAAATCCAATTGCGGTAACAATTGCCGCTGACACAGGCTCTGTTACGACCGACTTCCCTGTTGGCACGCAGCTTCTGCTAATGCAACTTGATGCAGGTCAGGTGACAGTGTCTGGGGCGGGGGGCGTGACTGTCGTCAGTAAGAACGGCACAAAAACCGCTGGTCAATACTCGCTCATTTCGCTAATCAAGGTGGCCGCAAACCAGTGGGTCGTTGGTGGCGATGCAACAACTTAATTTATGCTAGCTTTACTTGGCAGCCTTAGGAAAGCTGGAGGCGCTCCTCCAAGCCCTAATTTTATAACCAATTCGCTTAGGTTTCGCTCAAGTGCATCTACCTACTTAAGCCGGACATTTGCAACGCCGACAAGCTCTACTGTTTTTACTTGGTCCGCATGGGTAAAACGTGGATCCACTAACGCAACATTTAGGTTATTTGGAGCAAGCACAAATACAAGCCTTGGATTTAATTCAGCCGATAACCTTGTATTAACGCTTAACGGCACCGCAGCAATTACAACAACATCTGTTTATAGAGATCCACTTGCTTGGTATCATATTGTTTACGCTCAAAACGGAGCAGCGCAAACAATTTATGTAAATGGAACTTTAGTTGGCACCGGGACAACTGCAAATACTGTTTTTAATACAGCTATTGCGCATCAACTTGGAGCCGCAAATACAACAAATTATTTTGACGGCTATCTTACAGAAGTCAACTTTATCGACGGACAAGCTCTTGCGCCTGCATCGTTTGGCGCAATTAATTCAACCACTGGAGTGTGGTCTCCGATATCATACAGCGGCACTTACGGCACAAATGGCTTCCGTTTGCGATTTAATGATACATCGTCCGTATCGACGCTTGGCACGGACGGCTCAGGAAGCGGGAACAATTGGAATCCAACGAATACATCACTGACGACTGGCGTAACATACGACAGCATGGTTGATGTTCCAATGAATTACAGCGATGGGCAAAACGGAAGAGGAAATTATGCTGTAATAAATTCGCTCAATCTAATAACAACAGCTTCTTTAACTTCTGCAAACCTTCAAACAACTTCCGCAGCCTCTCAAGCTATTGTTGGGAGCATATCAATGGATAACGGAAGTTGGTATTGGGAAATACAATACAACGCTGCAACTGCGGATCAATTGGTTGGGGTGTACAAAACATCTGCAACCACTATTTCGGTTACGCCAACAACCAATGTTATTGGTGTAAGGTTTAATGCCGACACGGGAGATTTGGATTACACTGTTGACGGAACATCATACAGCTCGATTGCCACAGGGCTTACTGGAGGAGGATACATTCCATACGCAGCCTCTGCAACAAACGCTAAAATTATCTATGCCAACTTTGGCCAGCGTCCGTTTCAGTATACGCGACCTGCCGGGTTTAACGCGCTTAACACAAACAATCTTTCAAATCCAACAATTGTTAATCCGGCAAATTATGTTGCCGCCACAATCTACACTGGCACAGCTAGCGTGCGATCGTTGTCAAACAGCACAAACGGCGTTTCATTCCAGCCAAATTTAGTGTGGATTAAATCTCGGGCGTCAGCAAATCATGCGCTGTTTGATTCTGTAAGAGGGGCAACAAATTACATTTCATCTAGCACAACTGCAACTCAAGTTACTAATGCCAATACGCTTACGGCGTTTACCGCAAATGGATTTGATCTTGGCACAGACATAACGCTGGTTAATGCAAATGCTGGTTCTTATGTGGCGTGGCAGTGGAGGGAAAGTGCCACCTCAGGAGTAGACATTGTTTCGTACACAGGCACAGGCGCAAGCACTACAATTGCCCACAATTTAGGCGTTGTTCCTGCAATGATTATTGTAAAACGGTTAACTGGAGCTGTTAGTAACTGGCAGGTATATCATATCTCAATCCCGGCTACAGACAGCATGCAGCTTAATACGCAAAATCAAGCAGCGGCGGCTCCAACAGTGTGGGACAATACAGCTCCAACCTTAAATAGCTTTAGCATTGGGGCGTCTTCTGATGTAAATGCCATTGGCATAAGTTACATTGCATATTGTTTTGCTGAAATTTCAGGGTTTAGCAAATTTGGTGTATATCAAGGCACCTCAAGTTTTGTCAGCCCATTTGTAAATTGCAATTTTGCGCCTAAAGTAGTTTTAATAAAAAATTCAACTTTAAGTGGCGTTGGGTCTAATTGGCTTATTTACGATTCAGCTAGAGGAATAAATGTTAAGCCTGAGCTTAGAGCGAACTCATCGAATCCTGAAGCAGCAAACACTAGCCTTGATTTTATTTCAACTGGGTTTAAAATAAGAAGTAATCAAGCCGATCTAAACGGAAGCGGAAGCAATTATATTTTTGCAGCTTTTGCAGAAGCTCCATTTAAACACGCATTAGCCAAATTTTAACTTATGGCTCACTTTGCTGAAATTATTGACGGTGTAGTTCAACGTGTAATTGTTGCAGAACAAGACTTCATTGACGCCATTCCGGGCCAATGGGTTCAGACTAGCTATAACACACGGGGCGGCCAGCATCCAGAAGGGCGTCCATTACGCAAAAACTACGCTGGCATTGGCTATGTTTACGATAGTGTCAGAGACGCTTTCTACGCACCTCAGCCATACTCATCTTGGGCATTGGACGAAGAAACATGTTTTTGGAACCCGCCAACCCCACATCCAGCCGATGGAAACGCGCACACATGGGATGAGTCATCATTATCTTGGATTCCTGTTTCTTAATTTATGGCAAGAAAATCTGTATCACTCGCAGTAGGTCGCGGCGAAAAGTTGCCTGTGTCCAAAGGTGCAGGCCTAACAGCAAAAGGCCGAGCCAAATACAATCGAGCTACTGGCAGCAACCTTAAGGCTCCTGCGCCCAACCCAAAAACCAAGTCTGACGCTGGCCGTAAGAAATCATTTTGTGCCAGGATGGCTGGTGTCGTAGCCAAAGCAAAAGGCCCAGCAGAACGGGCTAGAGCAAGCATGAGACGCTGGAAATGCTAGTTATGGACGAATTCATTGCCAAGGTTCTTAACCACATTTTTGAGCAAGGCTTGACGGTCTCCCTGCTGGCGTTGGCCCTGTACTATCTGCACAGCAAACTAAACAAACTAGAGGTAAAGATCTCAGAATGCGAGCAAGACAGACTCAAGCTCTGGGAACGAATCGCTCAACTCCACGACTAATCCTATGAAAGAACATCTCAAACAACCATCCACTTGGCTCGGACTTGCTAAACTTGGCGCTGCCCTCGGGCTGTACAGCACTGGCATCGGTGGAGCCATCGCGCAGGGCGTTATGGCAATTTTTGGCATTATTGACGTAATTCGTAACGAGAAACGGTGATTGACGAGCGATCAGCCAAAAACATCGCAACTCTGCTTCCCGAAGTTCAGGACGCATTTACAGCTTTTTTGCTCGATGCCAAACAGATAGCGGCCAAAGACGGCTTGGACTACAGAGTCATCTGCGGCACTCGGTCATGGAACGATCAAGCGGCTCTGTACGCCAAAGGACGCACTGCACCGGGACCGATAGTCACCAATGCCAAGCCGGGATCATCCATGCACAACTTCGGACTCGCCATCGATTGTGGCGTGTTCAAGGGCAAAGTGTACATGGATGATAGCACGCCAGCCGACAAAAAGATCGCTGACCTTATGCATAAGCACGCCTCCACACTGTGCGCCAAGCACAAGCTGCGCTGGGGCGGCAAGTTCAAGAAGCTATACGATGCGCGTGACTCTCCAATGGAGGCCGACGGCACTTGCTCTGAGTTTGGGTATGGCGAAGAGGAAGAGTACGAGGGCGAGGGTGAAGAAGAGGAGGAGGGCAACGGCCACATGGAGCGTATGGTCGAGATCCGCGACGATCTTCAACGCCTTGTAGACAAGCTTAGTAAGCTTATTTCCTAATGCCGCAAGAACTTCAAGTAGAGGGTGACAACATGTTTATTGGCTTTGCCAGTAGGCTGGATGCTGCCAACTTGAAACCCGGAATGCTACAGGCGAGCTTTAACACCCGCTTGCAGCGCGGAGTGGCACAGCCCCGCAAGGGAACCAAGCGGCTTACTGACAATGATCTTGTGTCTTTGACAATGGTTGGATCAGGGTTGTACGTTGACGACGCAGGGCATGACAACATCGTGCTGGTCTTTACGGACAAGATGTACTTGTACAGGCCAGCTCAAGGCTCAGAACCTGAAGATTTAAGCCAAGCATTTCTGTTTCCTGCCAACAGAACAATTGCAGTGGGCGGAATTTGCGATGTAGTGGCGGCGCTTAATAAGATCTACATCTTTCGCGGTAAGTACGACAAAACGACGTTCGTTGCAGCCGAGTCTAACCCTGACATCCTCAACGGTGACACTGGAACGATCACAATCACGACCACACCAGCGCACGGTTACACCACAGGCGACGAGGTAACTATCGGGCGCACAGACGGCTCAGACACGGCGGGACAGGCCGTCACGGGCAGTTACGTCATCACGGTGACAAGTCCGACCACGTTCACGTTTGAGTACGACAACAACACTGGCTCAACCTATGCCACACGAACCAACCAGACAGGCTGGACAGCTCGACGCGGGAAGCCACCGTTAATATGGCAGGATGGGCAGGCGGCACTTTCGTTTGCACAGCAAAAGTCCACAATAGACGCTGGCGTTGTTACAGGCATCACGCAATCTGTGCCATGCGCTGATTTTGGGTTGTATTTTCAGAACAGGCTTATTGTTAAATATGGCGATTATCAGATATTGGTAAGCGACATTTTAAGCGAGCAGTGCGACACGACGCTAAACAACTTTACGATAAATACTGGCGGAAATGACTCGATTGTGGGGGTGCTGCCGTGGGTGCAGGATCAGTTCTTGGTCTTTATGACTAAGAGTATTTATGTTGTTTACGTTGAGACTGACAACTTTGCCACTGATTCACCCCCGGGAGCGCAGAGCAGCACAACAGTGGTGACGACTGAGATTGGTTGTCTGGCCAGACGTTCAATCGTTTCTGCGGGTCAGTTTGTATTTTTCCTTTCGGCCAACGGCGTCCACATGCTGACGCCCCAGCTTGACTTAAAATTACTAGGCAACACACTGCCGCTCAGTGAACCGATTGCAGACTTTTTTGACTCCATAAACTACGATACTGTTCAAAACTCGGTTGCAACTTATTATAACAATCGTTTCTACATTGCTATGCCAACAGGCGACGCAATAAGAAATAACAAGATTCTAGTGTACAACACTCTTAACCAAGCATGGGAATCAATTGACTATTATCCTGCTGGGTTATTCTCAGATAACTTGATCTTGTCCGCGTATATCAATCAACGCAGGTTAATGATTATTACCAACTTTGCTGGAGAAGCCCAATATGGCGGCGTCTTTTTAAGTGAGGAGCAAGTTGAAGGCGACGAGTTTAATACATCTAATGCAACGCCTGTATTGCCGTTTAATTTATTTCCGGCATCCATTCAGCAAAATGGGCAGCCAGTTAAAACTGAGTCTACTTTGATTGCAAGCACGCAGAATTTTGTCCATATTCCTGCATCTGTAAAAACTAGAGAGTACACGTTTGGCGGCGCTTCTGAAAAGCGGTATAGCAGGGGCGAGTTTAGTTTTAGCAACGTGCAAAATGATTTTGTTGAAATTGACGCAACAACATACGACCCAGACTCTACTGAAACGGTGCTAAAATACAGCTTTAGCGGAAACTCAGATGGCACGCTCCGCCCAAGGATAGCAGCACGGGGAACGTCGATTGCTTGCGCTGTAAATTTTGTTGTTGGAAGACCATCCTTGAAAAGTATTGCTGTTTATGCTATAGCAGCTAATAGACCAATGATCTCGCAGGAGTAACTTTATGTCCGCTCAGCAAATACAAAAAGGCACAACCTATTCAAATTACCCTAGCAGTAATTCGCAGGTAACTGCTCAAAATCTTAATGACCATGTAGATAACGCAATTCTACTTGGAGGTGCTATTTCTTCGCAAACCCAATCTGCGCCGCAAGATTCAGATTATATTTTGTCTGAGCGAGGTGGATCTTTATTTAAATACACGATTAGTGCAATAAAAAGTTTATTTGAAAGTTATTTTCCGCTGCGTTCTGGATCGAGCATGACCGGGGAGTTGTTGCTTTCCAGTAACACGCCAAGCGTTGCCAATGCGGCGGCCAGCAAGGCGTATGTTGACGCTCAAGCGGCAGCGGCGACTTTGCCCGGGGCAATTGTTATGTGGGGTGGATCAACAGCTCCGTCTGGCTGGCTGGAATGCGATGGCCAATCTACTTCTGGCTATCCAAATCTTATTGCTATATACGGATCAGCCGTACCAGATCTTCGTGGCGAATTTGTTCGCGGATGGGATCATGGAAAAGGTATAGATCAAGGACGCGGGATTAAAACTTATCAAGGTCAAAGCATACAACCGCACACGCACACCGTTGCAAGCGGCGGGCAACAAAACAACACGACTGGCAACAGGTATACAGGCAACGCGGACGGCATCAACAATCTTGCATCACAGACAACTGGATCCGCAGGAAGCATTGAAACACGTCCGCGTAATTTTGCGCTCATGTACATTGTCAAGACTTAATGACACTTGAGAAATGGAAGTCATTCTTTAAATTTGCAAGTTATGTCGCACACAAACATCCAACACTGTTCCAAACTACAAATGCAGATGTTTTGCGCGAATACCTTTCATTCCATCAGCTTCACGGAAATCTGTTTATTGCTGATGGAGCGTTTGCGGTCATTCATCCAATCATTAACAAAGAAGATGAGTTCGATTGGACTCAACCAAAAAGCAATATTTACAAAATGGATGTGCTTTACTCTGTCAGCAAGGACGCATTTAAGCAACTGTTGCGCGAGATTGCTAGAGCTGATCGTAAGATGGAAAAAGTATACGGGTTTCGTAGAAACAGGATCATTGAGTGGAATGTAGCTTTAACTAAACGATTTTTGTATGGGAAAGAAAAAAGCCCCCTCGCCTCCAGCGCCAGTAACTAAGAGCTATGCTGAACAGCTTCAAGAAACACTTGCAGCGCAAAAGCAGGTTGCCCCAGAACTTTTTGCGCTTAGTCAACAATACATCCCAAAGTACGCTGACCTTGAATCACAGGTAGCCACTCAGATAGCCCAAGCTGACGTTGCTCGCACGCGAGGATTGCTGCCTGGATATACTAGCCTTGAGGTTGATTATGCCAAGGCAAGACAAGAAGCCCAGCAGCGGGCTCTAGAGCAGCGTGGAGCAGGATTTGTTGGCGCATATCAAGCTGCTGGGGGCGCGCAAAACTTGCTTGCTGGACTTCGCAAGTACGCAGAGCAACAACAGGCGCTAGGTGGTGAGTTGTCACCTGAAGAGCAACGTATGCTCGATCAGCAGGCAAGGGCCGGGTATGCTGCCCGTGGAACTGCGCTTGGTGGTCAAGCAAACCTTGCAGAGATTATGAACCGCTATGCAGCTCGGACTGGGCGTGAACGGGAGCGTCAGCAGTTTGCCGCACAGACGGCAGGCTTCTTGCAACAGCAGGCGGCTCCAGCAATGGCGGCATTTCAAGCTACACCTGATTTTGCTGGGCTGCTTGGTGGCTCCACGCAGCAGACTTTGGCGCAACAGCAGTTGGCTGGACCGCAGTACTTCAATCCTGAGTCTGCCTTAAGTGCGCAGATTGGCTCGCAAAATTTGCAGGCGCTTAACGAGTATAACTTAGCCAAATGGCAAGCCTCTCAAAAGAAAAGTAAAGGATTTGGAAGTGTTATTGGAACAGGACTTGGAGCAATTGGAGGCTTTTTTGCAGGTGGTCCGGCTGGAGCAGTAACTGGGGCTAATATTGGCGGACAAATTGGAGGAGCATTTTAATTATGGCACAACCCATTCAACCATTTTTAGGTGGAGGCGGATACGGAAACGTTATGGCTCCAAGTTATCAGCAGGTTTCTCGGCAAGTTGGAGATGAGTATATCTCTAGAGAAAACGCAAAAGTTGATTCAGCTCAGCAAGCGTTAAACTCAATCATTGGTATGGGCGCAAAGGCTGGAGGCGCAGATCCGTTAATGGCTAGCAAAATGTTGCCAAGCTCGATTAATGAATACTATGCCCAAGCTAGCGAACTCGACAAGAAGTCGAATGCGATGAAGAAGATGCTCGAGCTTAACCCAGAGATGTTCGGGTTGGATAAGGATCAAGTTAAGCAGCTTGGTGATGTCACTAGCAAGATGAGCAGCACTGAGCGCAGTGCATTTTTCCAAGCTTATGTGCCGGACTTGTTTAAGGCGCAGCAGGCAAAGTTGGAACAAGACGCTGCGTATCGCAGGGCTGTAGCGGCTGGCGGTGGAGGAGATAGCTCGCTAATGTATAACAATCCAAGTGATGTTTTTCAGTCGTACTTTTCAGGAACGCCAACACAGCCAAAGTCTCCGCCTAGAGCTGTGCCTATGGGCGCTCAAGTGCAGTCAGCGCCACCTAGAGCTGTGCCAGTAAGTCGAGGACTGGATATGAATAATATGGGATTTGGCCAACAAGAAGAAGTGATTTATCCTTACTAACATGCCATTTTCTGATTACATTCCAGACAATATTGTTACTAGAGGCGTTGCTAGACCTTTAGCGGCTCTTGCTGACTACTATATGGCAAACAGGCAGCAGCCTGCTATGCCGCAGCAAGCTATGCAAATG